TTATATCACGCTGCATAAACGGGAAAAGTCCTAAAGATGTGAACAGTTCTCCCACGACTTGTGCGAGGTCATCTTTATTAATTAAAATCGGGTTGCCGTCCTTATCCAAAGCACGTACATAATTTATCTCTTTTTTCTGGGGAAGTGCGCTTTCGACTTCCTTCATCGTTTTTATAGCTCCCATATTACTATGATTTAAATTGAACATTGTTTTAATCCTTTTTGAACACCACATCCTGAATCTTCCAGTTCCAGGTCTTGTCGTCCTTTTTCCCCCTGTTATGGAAATTCAAGGCTGACTTAATGATGTTCTCCTTCAAATCGTTTTTCTTGAACTCGACTTCCGCCTTCTGCGGAAATTCCTTCACCTGCGCGGTATCTACTGAGATAATCAGCGCAACCAATAATGTGTCTAACATAATCCTTTTTATTAATATTAATAATCGAATACCAATCTCCTTAATACGCTGCCGACCGCTATGCCGGCAGCATCCGCAAGTATGTCCAGCCAGTCCCAGCCCGAACCGACCTTGCAGTTCTTCTTATACATCCAGTCAGCGGCTTCTTTAGTTACACCTGCCGTAACGGCACAGAGTTCACCCGCTGTTAGGGTGATGGCAAGGCATGCAAGAAAATGCAGCAGCTTGTCGTTGAGTTTTAAAAGCATATCCATACAATACTTTTTTAATTACGCAATCGGGTATGCTATAATACCCGTATCTGAAACCCCCAATACATTCCACTGTGCCAATGAACCACCTATCGATGCAATACATTCCAAATGAGCACAGCCGTATGCAGGAATATATACACCGGGGTCGCCACTACCCCATATCTTTACTTTCGTATCACTGACATTAAAAATGGTGAGTGAACGCCCGCCCCAAAAATCGTAATTAGGGGACAAAGCCACCTGGGGCAAGCCACCGGTCAATACCATGTGGTCCATAAAGGTCTCTGCCGTATCAGGAAGTTTCCACATCTGCCCGTTTCCGACAATATCAGGGGTAACACCCCTCTCTATAGTGACCTTATTCAAATGCACCTTTCCCGAAAAGTCCACATCACCTTCCTTTGTCCAGCTTACCGCTCCATTGGCTAATTTCCCGCTTCCATCCTTATTCAGAAGGGTTTTCCCGCCGGCAATATTGACACTACCACTTTTTAAATCACCTGTAAAAGTCCCGTCCGCGCCATCCAGGTGCTTCACCCGCAGATTATCCACGTCGATAAGGTCTGCGTCTATCTTTCTGGCAAGTAAAAGCTGCGTACCCAGTAGTGGGTATTCCTGGATGGATTTCCAGGAAGTAGTGTCCGGATTTTGGGCCACGTCAAAGAACGGATGTTTATCACTGTTTCCCGGTACAGGATTCATCCACATAAATATGAAGCCTAATGTCTTATCCAGGAAATATTCCCCATTCTTGTATTTGAACGGCAGCGGTTTCCAGTCACCCTCGACCGGGAACGGGGACGGGTTCTGCCGCACAATGCTGGCCCTCTTCTGAGCAAGAAGGGTCTCGCGGGCACTATCACGGTACGCTTCCACAATAATAGAATCCGCATTGCCCCACTTGTCAGACGGAAGGTAGTATTCCCATTCGGACGATGCACCGGGGGAATCCGCCGTACCGAGGTCCTTGCCTGCCGACTGGACATGCAGCCGCCAGAATACATCCAGAAGGGCCGCATCAGCCCCGCTGCGGTGCAGGGCTTTCAGCTTCAGCGGTGTAAGCTGCACATTGTTACAATCCACAGAGATGGCAGCCGGCTGGCACTCGATGTCAACGTATTCCACCGGGTCAGGCTCGCTGACAGCCACGACACTCAAAACCGCTGTCACCATCATAGCTCAATAGGATTAGTGTTCGTTGCGATTACTCTGAACGTCTTGGCCCGCGCCGCATCCGTATAGGTCAGTGCAATATCCTTTCCTTGGAACTTGTTGCTGTCCTTTCCCGACAGTGTGAACGGATTGTTCTCGCCATCGAATGTGGCGAAGTCCCAGCTTGCCACCGCCACTTCCTCTCCAGACTGGCGTTTATAGGCATACGGAATAAGAGTTCCCGTCTCTCCCGCATATATTTGCCCGTCAGAAGCAAGCCCCTTGACCTTGAATGCCGCCAGTATAGGGTCACTAAGGTCGAACACGGTAATGAAGCCCTTGGCAATGACTTTCGCATTCTGCACAGCCTCACAACTTACCACCAGCGAACCGTCAATATCATTCGCGGCAATGTTCTGGGTTCCCTGAGTTCCGAGGTTGGCCTCTCCCGATGGCAGCTGCTTCTTCCATTGGAGCGTAATGTTCCCCAAATCGTTGATAAGGTCTCCGCCACTGTACAGCGATGCCTTCAACGTCAGCACTTCGGACGGATTGATTATCTGCGTACCCTTGTCTGAAGTGATGAATAACTCATACTGTTTACCCGATGATTCCTGGATGACAACATCCGTCGCAAGTTCGTTGAACGAGACCGTATGCCCGCCGATTTCAACTTCCCCGGAAACGGTTATGCGGTCATTGTCATATCCGGAGATGGGCACGAGGTTCTTCATCACCCGAAGTCCCGTCATGGGATAGGACTGCGAGTCTACACTTACATTATACCCGGTTACGCGCTTGAACATGCCGACAAACTGTTCCGTATTGCACAGCCCATCCTCCCCGAATGCAAGTTCGGTACCGTTGTACTTGAATACAAGTTTGGAAGGGATGAGGATACGCCCGCTGCTCACATCCCGCAATACGACGATGACAATAGGGCGTTTGTCCTCCGCCAACGCTTCAAAGTCCGGCGTATACTTGTCACTACCCTTTGTCCATGCCTGGATAAGCGGACCATTGTCCACGCGTACATACCCGTTGACAGTTGTTCCGTTGCTCACTGCCACAATAGCTACCGATGCGGTCACTTGATTCTGGTTCATCGTCTGCCTCCTTTCCTTTTTCCGTCAGTCTTTGCCCCGGCCGGCTGTTCCGGACCGGTCACACTGCCGTTACCCTCTTCCGACGCCCCACTATCGCTGTCCGGATTCGGTTCCTGACTGAAACCGGGGTCTATTTCCTCTTCCTCTCCGGGTGTCACGCTGAAACCGGGGTCGATGTCCTCCGTACCCTGCATCGCTTCCTGCTGTTTCTCTATCAGTTCCTTTAACTCACGTGCAGAACCGATGATGTCGATGTCAAGAAGAGTACCCACATTCCGCATCTCACTGATAGGAATGTACACCCTGCCATCCGGAAGGGTATTCATTATCCCAAAGAATTTGCCTTCGAGCTTTGCCTTTTCTACAATTACGTACATATTGATTAAAGTTTAAAGTTATTACTCAATTATTCATATACAGGCCCCGTGGCAATGAATACCGTCTGTCCGTCAACCTGCGAGGATATAACGGCGCCTTCCTCATCGCCCATCAGGGACTCACCGATGAGAAGCCCCACTTCCGCCCGCACATGGAAGATATATTTTGCAGGGAAATCCTTATCCGCCGGAATGAACTCCAGCGTTCGCCCGCCGGTTGCCAGCACCTTCTCCGGCTCGCCCGGCTTCGCACTCTGGCCTTTCCAAATGATGCGGAAAAGGTCATCGTACTCTGTACCGTACTCGCGGCGGTTGTCGAAGATGCGTATTTCATAGGCGCTCGGCTGCTTCATGTCCTCCGACAGGGTGAAACCTTTCGTTTGGATAATTTCGCAATTGAGGGAAGCTGTCATCTCCGTCTTTACCTCAATTACCACTTCCAGCCGCCCGTCAGTAGGAGCCTGCGGTCTGTTGCCCGCATATTCACAGGCACGGCAACGGAAGCTTGCGCCAGTCACATATTTCGCCTGGTATACCAGCTTACGGGTGTACACTCCGTTCCCGTCATGGCAGACGATGCCGGGGTCATCCGGCGTAACCGGGCGGTATGCTCCGTCTTCAAGAATGTCCCAGAAGTATGCGGCGTGTTCATCATCCACCGGTTCAGTGCCCGTATAGAGCTGCGGTTCTATCTCCCTGTCCCAATAACCGGAACGGTCGGCCAGACGCAGCGGGTCGGTCACCATCACGGTATCACCCTTCAGGCGCAATGAATACGCCTTGTTGTCATAAAGATGCGCATAGGACTTCACGCTCCGTTCACAGCGGACCTCGCGGTTCGTGCGCGGGTCCGTGAATATCGCGATACCGAAATACTCCACCGGCTTCTCCGGCGGAATGTTCTTCCGGATGGTAAGCGCATATTTGGGCACACCGCCGCTACCGTCGGAAATGCTGTAATACTCACCCTCGACGATGCGGTTGGCCGACTTGTCACGGGGCGCACCCTCGAACCACTCCACCCCCGTGAGTTCCATTTCACCGAATACCGTCTTCTCGTCGAATGCCGATACCTTCGGCACGATGACCAGCGGTGTCAGGGTCCGGTCGGGGCTGTATTCCCGCAGTTCCTTGTCGTAGGTCTGCACGGGACTGCCCGACAATACTATTATCTCTCCCTGAAGGGAAAGGGGGGCAACGTAAATACGGCCCCACTGCTTGTTACTCTTTAATCCCATATACCTATAAATTCTTATACGATGTCAAATCCTAAATTCATATCCACTTTCTCCAACCTGCCATTTACCGGAAAGAACACCCGGCAGGTGAATATCACGGACTTGCTGACAAAACCGAAATCCGAACCGACCCCGTGCTGGTTCCCGTTGTCGATATGGATGGCAAGCCTGTTGCCATCCACGTACTCAGGCGTCCAGAGGTTGTCCGCCGGAACATTGCCACTGTTGCGGAACCACTCCACTTCGGTAGCATCGTCCGCCATCACATCATCCGTTATATCCGTAGTTCCGAAATATATACGCCCAGAAATTACCTCATCCACACCTCCTATGACGAATGCCTCCCCGCCTGAAATGGAGAGCTGGAGCGAATACCTGCTGTCGCCCTCAAGGAGTCCCCATGACGGGGAGTTCCACTTCGGTTCGTCGGTTGTCTTATCTGACAGACAGCCCCACTTGCAGCCAAGGTGGTAGACCGTATGCTGTTCCAGCAGGGTATATTCGCTACCGGAAGGTTTCGACAGTTCGTGCTGTACAAACCGGTAAGGAGCACCGCTCTGGGCCGTTTCCAGCGACCAGACACCCCGGTCTACCTTGTTGGGAACGACATCACCGTTATGGTCGAGTTGGTAGAATTTCTCGGCAATGACCGTCTGTGCCATGACGCCTGTCTCATTCTCAGAAATCGGCAGCTTTTCAAGTGCCTTGGTACGGGGAAATCTGCCGATACTGATTGAGTAGTTGTAGTCCTCCAGTATTGGTTTAAACACGTTAGCCAAAAACATGATGCGCCCCTCACGCGAAGAAATCATCCACGACTGCGCCCGTTCGTTGAAGCCACCTGCTTCAGGCAGCGTACTGTTACCCCTGCGGGTTACGTTGTAGCCGGCCAACGGCGGATAGTTCGTGCCTCCAGGCACTTCGCTGTCCGGATAGAGCACGACCGTTATGCTGTTCTCCTGCGCATTGGTGGTAAGAATACGCATCCAGCTTGTATAATAGTCGGAACCGCCCGTTAGTAATGTATTAATGATGGAAAAGCAGACATCATTCTCCTGGAACTTCATGAAGTCGAAGTCCGTGCGTTTCTCTATTTTCAAACGATAGGTGCTCTCGCCCAAATCCTCCACGGATTCTATCTTGCCAATCTCGGTGAAGGAGTAGTCAGACTCCATTCCTTGAATCTGATTGATAATAAGGTCAAGCACTGATAGTGAACCGCGGACTTCCAACCGTTCTACCTGTGCCCGGCCATCAGGAAATATCCCTGCACCCTTGCCGGCAATCATACTGTCTACGAATTCACCGAACTCACCGCCTGCGAGGAACTTTATTAAAAATTCTGTTTCATCAGGTTGATTTTTATGGAGATAAATATTTTTAAGGCCATCTATTAAATCAAGGATACCGACAAACGTTCGTCCTATACGTTCTGCACTATTCTCTCCTGCAAGAGTAGCATTTCGCACCTGCAAGGCCAACTTCCTCAATATATCAAAAGTATCTGCCATTATTCACCCAAGATTCTACATGCTACACGGTTTGCTGTCAATCCACCATTTCCTTTATATAGAGGAAAAGACTTTCTATTATCATTCAAATAGCGTACACACTCCTTTAAATATCGGTCTGCTATAGAAAATGCATCATTATAAGCCATAAGTTTCTCTTTAAAATCAGAATGAGACGAATATTCGTTATCTTTATGCATAAATCCTAAACGGGTAACACTACCATCCCCATTCTTTACTATACGGGCATAAGTATAATAAGCTAAAGCGGCTTTTAACCCCACAAAAGAGCGTCTTCCACCACATTCTACATCATAAGAACTTCCATCAAGTAGCTCACTGTAATTATCTGGATGTTCTTTCACATCTAAGAATAGTGCATCACCCAAAGCCGACTTCACATCAATATTCTCTGACTCTCGGATATATGTTTCTATCTTTTCCGTATCTATATGTACTGACATCGTACGGGCCAACTTAGAAACTTCATCCGTTGTTATTAGATACTGCTGCATTTCTTACGTATTTAAGAGGTTGTACACTAAAGTCATTAGAGGGATTAACTGGTTCATACCAATGTTCAAAGATTTTCTGAAAAGCACGTTCAATCATTCGTTGTTGTTTTGATACGATAGAATTATAATATTCAAAGGCATCTTCCAATATATCACCGGAAAAACCCACTTTACCAATACGAATACAGTACCAAGGTTCTTGTCCGAAAGCAGAATAAATACGTTCTACCACACTGGCATCAGTCACAGTAAATTCTTTATCATAATTTTTAGAACTGATATCCACAAACTCCGGCTTTTCTTCATCAGATTCTAAAGTAACTTCCAATATTTTTGCAGCATTAGTATCTCCTTGAAGTTGTATAACGGTATCTGAAAAGCCTGTATCTTCGCTTTGCTTATCTTCTCTTATCGGACTCCCTTCTTCATCAAGATGTACCGGAGAAACACCTTTCTTGGTAACAATCATTCCAGAAGGCATAAAATTACAGCGAACATTACGATATTTTACATTTGCAAGCCCTTCATCCGTACTCATTTCCGTAATCACCCGGTCAGCCCTTCCGACAGGATACACAAATTTTCCAGTGTTACTAATCCACAATATCTGTCCTTTATAGTTTTCAATTCCCCCAGCAGCACGAATCTGTGCATACACCACTTCTTTACAAGGATTAAAAACATCTATGAACTCTACATTATCCGGTATAACCTTAATAGCCTTACCATTACGGGTTTTCTTTCCACTCCAATCAGGGTGAACCGCAATCTTAGCAATATATCCGTTTTCATCTTCCTCTAATAAACGGCAATTTTCAAAGGGAACATGCTGTATCTCTACTATATCAGCAAACATATTATAGTTTACATGTATTGCTATCCCATCATAATCTGCAATATCCCTACATACAAAAGCATGGATATCATCAGTTGTATCACCACGACGATTAACTACATATTCAGAAAAAGTGACCTCACGAAAGCCATTCCCTTCTATAAAATTGGCATAACGTTCCACACATTCACTGCCAGTTGAACTAGCAGCGATGATATTCCTTAAATGTTGAGGATATAAATTATCATCACCATAGCTTTGGATGCCAAGATTACGTAAGTACCCCGTATCAACACGCCTATTACTTTTCTTCTTTAAATCATTTACATTCATCGCTTCGTGAGGTCATTTATTATTCTACCATTTCTCCTGCTACTTCTTTGTCTGCAGTTTCCTTCTTTGATTCAAGAAGGGATTGAGCCTTTTTTATATGGGTATCCAATAATTTAGCAGTCACCTTCTTTCCATCTACCTGATAAGTTTTAAATGCATCTTTTACTATTTTGACTGTCGCACCTTCTACTTGGAAAGCTTTCACCAGTTCTGCAACTAAAGTTTCATCCAAAGCTATAACCGGATTCTTGAGTCTTTCAACCCTTTCCTCCCAGTTGGAAGGTGTTAAAGTAAAAAGCACTATTCCTTTAGGATTTTCTGCAAGAAATCTCTCTGCTGCTTCATCTGTTAGATTATCATTGGTGTACATTTCACTACTCCCAAAGCCAACCTGGAGTAAAACACCATTTTTCAATGCATAATTTGATTTTTCTTTCATCTTTCCGTATTTTTTTAAATATGAATACATTTCAATCACAGCATCACGATAACAATCACCACATGAAGTCTTGACAAAAGTTCGTCCGAAGACTTCATGATATATTACTTCAATATCTGATTTATCAGAAGAAGAGAGGGGGATTTTACCCCCCAACTCTTTTAATTTATCAACCACTTCTACAACAGTCATTCCGTTACCCCATTGGTTCTGCTGTCAATGTACCAATTGCCGTCTTAGTCGCTTCATAACTTGTTTTGAACAAGAATAAAGCTGATTTCGGTACTTTTTGTTCTTCAAGGGTCACACTCCAACCACCTTCCGTTTCTTCACTGTATTTATTATTTTCAATAGTTGTAGCTGTAAGCCCTTGATAGTATCCAAAAACTTGGAAAGCGGCATCACCCGGATTTTCTTCTTTCTGTAAACCCTTATATTTATTCTCCAATACTACAACATAAGAGCCATTAGCTAAACCGTCAACTATATCGGCACAAACATCTGGGTCATTTGCCAAAATCACAAGTGTAATGGTGTTTGTGAATGAATTACGATATGTACCTGTTGCCAAAGCAGTAGTAGTACCAGTAAATGGAGTTTTACCTGGAACCACAACTTTATACGCCTTTTTCTTTTCTTTCATCGCCAATGTTTCAATCACATTTTTACGAGTTGCATTGAACACTGTCGCAGCGAAATCTACATCAGCGCGATTCATAATCACGCCTTCCTGCTCCAAACCTTGTATGACTGGGTCATCACAAGACGGAGAAATATCTTTCTTCAAAATATCATCGCATACTCCCATAAATACCTCCTTTCCTAATATGCAACTTGTACCAGATTATCTTCGCCAATCATAGAACCAAGTTTGCCTGTAGAATAGATGTAATTCTTACGGGATTTTCTTTCAAACCAAATATCAAGGTCTGATATAGGGTTATCACCTTCGCAGCCATACATCAAATTGTCCGGAGAACACAGAACTGCACGATGGGGGAGATTCAGTTTGGTTTTATCATTCTGATATGCTTGAATAAATCGGTCCCAAATTGAGCATTTTACAACTGGAACACCGTCATACTCTCCTACTTCAAGTCCATCAAAAATAACTTCCCAAGGCATAATAACCTTATATTTCTCCCTCACATCGCGAGATAAAGAATCACACAATGATTTCGTAGCAAAAATTGCATGGCCAGATTTCTGGAAAATACGGCTATCCGCATCCTCAAGCATTGCATCAAATATAGAAGTTGCAGCACCTAATTCTTTCATCTTAGATTTTTGCAAAGCATAAGATGCTTCAGCGTTGGCTGATATGACAGTATGTTGGCCTGCATTAGCTGTACATATAGCAAACAGACGTTTAAAGAAACCATCGCATGTCTTAAACAATTCTACATTCAAACCATCTGTAATTTGCCCGGACCCCTCAACATTAGCAGCATTCTTATCCCCAAACCAAGTAAAACGCCACAACATTTTCATCATTGCTTCCGTTAATTTCGGAAGAACGATTCCATCCATATATTCAGTAGAAGTAAGGTCCGCAATATTAGTGCCGGTTTTTAGGCAATATTTAGCAATAGTATTTTCCAAATCCTCATAACACATTTCCAATGGAACTTGCCAATCACCTATTTCCCAAACCTTTTGGGCAGCAGCAATAGCCACCTTTTGATATGTAGGATCACATCCGGAACCTGCGATACCGACATCCTCCATCTCACCGATGAAGCCAACTTTCTTACCATTGGTCACTTTAGGCATGAACGTCATAAAACGCTCCATATCCTCATTTTGAAAAACTGTCAGTTCAATCAAGTCTTTCAAATCCTTCACCGCCTGATTATCCGGTGTCAATTTTGAAAAATCTAAAATAGGCATACTTAATTCTCCTTTCTTTACTTTTTAGCTCTCTTCTCTCTTTCCTCTCTCAACTTCCTTTGAATAGCAGTCTCCTCCGCACTATCCTGATGGTCAACAGTTGCCTTAAAGGTCTGAGCGCGTAAGGAAACCCTATAAGTTGAACAATGCTTCGCTAACCAATTCTCTCCACCCGCCATCTTTACAGCATTCAAAATCTTATTGTCCTCAACAGTACGGGCATTAACTTTCAAAGTCGCATTTTCTGCTTCAAGTTCTTCAATGCGGTTCTTTAAAGCTTCAATATCCTCACCACTATTTTCTTCTTCTTTAATCTCCGTAATTACCCCATCGGTCACGATGATAGTCTTCCCATCAGGCATAACATGTTCACCGTCAGGAGACGCGGCATCCCCGACTTGTGGTTCTCCCTCTTCACGTTCCACCGTTAGTACATTACCTTCGGCATCTGTCAACTCCATAGATATTACTGGAATATCTTCAATCTTTTGATAGCCACATTTGGCAAGCAACTTATCAATGATAGATTGCTTCACTGTCACTTGTTTTTCTTTGTTCATTTTTTTACTATTAAGTTTATAATCGACTCCTTTTGCTGTAGTTGGGACAAGAACAGCAGATATAAATCCTAGTTGTTTTGCAATCTCCCCGCCAAACCATGATTCCTTATTCATTTGAGCTTCCAATACAGATGATTCTGCCCCAGTCCTTTCAACATAGACAGCTAACATTTTAGCCTTTTCCGCTTCCAAACTTGATTTAAGGGATTCTATTGTTTCAAGGTCTAAAACATCGTCATACTTTGCCAAATATGGATTGTGAATAAGAAATTTTGCATGAGGATAAGCCTTTCTGCGTTCCAGCGGTGCAGACAGTAGAATAATTGTTGCCATAGAAGCACACCTTCCAACAACAGTACAAGAAATATCCTTACCAGATGCACGTAACGCATCATAAATTGCATACCCCTCAACTGTATCGCCACCGCATGAATGTATTTCAATATCAATTGTAGGGTCAGCCGGGTCAAGCCATGAAAGAAAACATTGAATATCAGGAAATGAAAGCCCTTCATCACCGGTCAAGTACCAATTCTCCAGCTTATCTCTATCGGCTACAATGTCTTTATTAATGTATAATTTTGCCATATCACATAATTGTTTGTAACAAAGGTAAAAAACAAGATACGGCTTGAAGAAAATAAGAAGTTCATTCTACTGACATGCTTTGACAGTAACTTTCTATAAACAATAAGAGCGGAGAATCACTCCGCCCTTATTTAGATATTAACTGTGCTTGAAAACTTATCAATAATCCGGTAAATGGTTCTCTCCGCGATACTATATTCATCAGATAAATACTGCATAATATAGGTCTTTTTATGTCCTTCTTGTAATAAGCGAACATAATCTTGATATACGGGAATGTATTTTACATCCCCAACATCAAGCGAAACATTGTCCATTACCTGGAGAATATTCCTATTCAGTACTAATAATTCATACGCATTCATACACTACCAAGATTCTCGACATACTTCACTCTATCTGCAACAGAAGTAAACTCCTCTACTGACAATACCGGCGGCGGAGCCATCATCATTCCTCTTGCAACAGCTTTGGCAAGCATATCCTCACCCGTTGCCTGATTGGATGAGGTTGTGACATTGATAGGAATACCTCCCCCCATTTGGTTAAAGGCTGATAATAACGGAGCAAACATAGAAGTTGCAGCGGCCGTCATTACACTTTCACCATTAGATAACATCGCCGGTATAGAGTCACTTGTACCCGAGCCCGGACCTACTACTGAACCACCCTGTGCAAATTTAGCACTTTTTACCGTAGATATGGCAGCTGCAATATTAGAAAGTATGGTAGCTATACCACTTGCCATTGTACCAAGTCCAATTATACCCTTTCCTGCTTCCGCTGAAACCATTTTAGAAATAGCCTTACCTGTATTGATTGCAATTTCAGCAAGAGCCAAAGCTTTACTTGCAATGGCAAAGTTACGGTCTTGATTACCTATCTCATCTGTCAAGGCAATAAGTCCATTTGTAACAGTAGCCATAGCATCATATTTGGCTTGTTCGATAGCTATCTCCTTATCTGCAACAGCTTTCTTTGCATCATTATAGTCATTTTGAGCTTGAAGTTTACGCAAATTAAAATCTTCTATACTTTCCCCCTCAAGTTGCTGCATGGTGTTCAATTCAGCAAGTTTCTGCTCCATTTTGATACGGAGAATTTTTTGTTCATCACCGTATGCCTGAGCTATTTCTATATTAAAACGTTTTTTCAAAACATCCTCTTGTTTCTTGATAATGGAGTTATTATGCTGCTTGGTCAAATCATCAATCTTTTTGTTGTACTTCTCCATGATAGCAAGTTTCATCTGCTCGGTTAGCTCTTTCTGCTGCAGTTCTGCATCACGTTGGGTCATCAATTGTTGCATCTTTAGTTGATACTCCTGTTCGCTTCTGGCTTTTACAGATTCAAGTTGTAGGGCAATAAGTTTCTGCCGATTTTCAATCTCCTTTTTCAGTTCTTCATCAGAGAGCTTTTGCAAAGCAACTGTTTTCTGTTGTTCAAGAGCAAGAATCTGTTTTCCGATTTCCTCTTTGGCACGAGGTGTCAAGTCTTTTTCAGTTTTCAAGCGGATTTCCAAATCTTCAATCTGACGACTATATTCATATTCTATCTCTTGCGTCTGCTTTTTCCGGCTATCTTTGACGAGTTTTAGCATTTCATCCTCAGCCTTACGTATCTCTTGCAGTTCTTTCTTTTTGATTTTAAGAGCTTCGGCCACAGCTTTAGGGTCAACAATCGGCGTCTTCTTTTTATCAGCATTCCCGGTATATGAAGACACCAAGTTAATGGTCTCTTTCCTGGACTCCACAGCTGATAACTGTGCCATACGATTATTCCATGAAGAAGTAATATCCTTGTTTATGGCTGAATTGGAACGGTCTTTACCAATTCCTTGACGCCAAAATGAAGCATCCTGCAGTTCTTTATTGTATTTCTCATTGATAGCAACAGTTTCCTGCAAATATTCTTCTTCCTGCTTCAGGGACAAGTTCAGCATCTGAAGTCTTTCTTCTTTGGCTTTTTTCAAAGCTTCTTCCTCAGAAAGCCCCGCTTTCACATATCGAGCCCGTGCCGCCTCTACCTTGGCATATTCATCCCCGACATTAGCCTCTGCAACATTCTTTCCAAGTTTGACAGCAGCTTTAGTTTCCCGTTCTGATATATCCTCTACCGATTCAAACAAAGTTCGTACATCTTTAATCAAAGAGGATAAAGCACCATTGACAAAAGTCTCAACCTTAGCCGTCATTTTCTCAAACGAGCCACCAGTAGTATCAAAAAGCAAAGTGACCTCTTTCGTTAGTTCCGCTTGGGAAGCAAGCAAATCATCTTCCACTTTACCTAATTCCCCAGTCTTACCCTTGACTTCATCCAGATTAACAGAAATATCTTTCAAGGTACGGATATATTGCAAGCCTGCATCTTCTCCCGGACCACCAAAGATATCTGCAATGGCAGTTCCAACCACCGCACTGCTTTCCGGTAGTTCATCTAATTTGGCAGATACTTCCTGCATGATTTGAAAAGTAGTCTTTGCCCCTGTTTGCAAATCTTTCTGGACTTGTTTAGAGCTGATACCAATACCATCTAATGCACCAGCCGTTGATGTAGTCATTTCCCGAAGCCGAGTATTCGCCTCTTTGATGGTATCAATTCCCTTATCAGAGAAAACACCCTGCTTATTAGTTTCTGCAATAATGGCGACGAACTGATCCGCAGAGATACCGGCCTCTTTGAAGTACGCCGGATATTCTTTCAAAGCAGACAGAAACTCCCCATTCGCATCTGCTCCGGCAATGAAACCATCTTTGATAAACCTCAGCGCTTCGCCAGAAGATATACCAAACTGTTTTTCTACGGAATTGATAGCTGTCAACATATCCCGGAAGTCTTTACTATAGTAATCAGCCAAGGCTTGTACTTCACTCCGATAGATTTTCAAATCATCGCCAGACTTATCCGTAAATTGTTTTGTCAATTTGGTAGCTTCCTTTATCCCCTTACTGTAGTCATACCACCATTTGAAAGCAAAGCCAACTCCAGCAATGCCTGCTATACTCATAAATACCGGATTTTTCAATAATGCTTTTAGCGTTGAGCCTAAAGCAGATACTTCCGTCCTCATATTGGAGAAAAAGCCTTTCACTCCATTTGAGTTCTGGACAATATTCAGCAAAGAGTTTGCAAAGTCATTATTGATACCTACAAAATCTTTTAAAGCTTCCTCGTAATTACCGACATTACGATAGAAACGTTGCGTACCCTCTTCCGCTTCCTTCAATTCATCGGTAATGGCATTTATCTTATCTTGAATCTCTTTGCCCCTGGCACTATTACGTTCCGCACGGCTTAATCTATCATAAGAAGCAGTCAGATTAGAAAGTTCCGCACGTAATCTAACTAAGCTACCTTCAAGCTCCGTCTGTTCCTTACGTTTATTCTGTATTTGCTTATTCAAAATTCGAACAGCCTCGTTCACTTCACGAGTAGCAATCTTGGTTTCAGTCAGTTTTACATTATATTCCTCACGTTCAATACGCCCTGCTTTCAAATCATCTTTAAGTGTTTTTTCAACTTTTTGTAAAACATCCAGCTGAGTACGATATTCTGCGATTTTTCGGATAGCATCGTCATATCTCACCCGGATATCCAGCACTCTTTCTTCTACATTTTCCATAGTTACACCTCCAACTGTAATAATTTACACTCACATATCCCCGTATTTTCTGCCCTTACTGATATAATAGCATAGTATCTACCATATTGACCTAAATAGACAGGAATAGTCACATCTAACTCTTTCAACTCAATATCACTAATCTCAATCTTTTCGCTGACCACAATAGGACTACGAATAATTTTCTGATATGTTCCATAGTTTTTTCTGAGCAAAGTTTCCCACTTTAATCCTTCAAATGAAGCTTTAGATTTTCCTGTATTATTAACCTCAATCAATAGCCGTGGTTCCACACTATTCATTTCTCCGATAGTCTCACTGCCAGAGTAGTCATACAGTGGAATTGAAGCTCTGCCCAAAGACATATCAGTTGCAGCAAATGGAAGTTCAATGGCAATCCGTTCCATTTCAATTGTTTCATCTTCCACATACAAAGCACTATTATAATCACCTTTCACAGCAATGTCATCTTTCCATCTAAACAAATTATGTTGAGCAAAATCATCAAGGGAGTAACTTATTTCTTGTGGTTTATTTTCTTTGAAAGAAGCAACCACCTTACGCGTCCAATCATATACCTTATGTCGTTTCGACATAATATCATCCACAGAAAAAAAGCCCAAAGTAGTATCGTTAACGACGACAGCAAATGTTCCAGATATTGCAGCAATCATTTTGATAAAATCAACCTGCTTTATATCCGGTAAATTGGATATGATGGGATAATACCCATCACTTCCTTGCCCCTCGACTACCACCTCATCAATATAGGGCGCTAAAGCAAGAGAAAAAGTATCTATTCCCCAATTATTAACAAAATATCCCGTATCACGGAAAGCAAAATAAATAATATCACCCTCTGACAATATGGATGTCTCATCCTTAAAGTCAAAATATACTGTCCAGGTCTGTCCGTTACTTCCTTGTAAATTAGAAGCATCAGCAGAAAACACTTCTTCCGCTCTCCCATCCACCACTTTATATGCCACAAAAGCAGGATTTACCGGGACTGTACTAATAAAATCAAAAAACATTTTTGCTGATATTCTAATCTTTGTATTGTCTTTAAGAATTTTAACCCCTGAGTCTTTTGAACCGGCATTTACAACAGCTAAAAAATTATTAGAAAAAGAATTTTTCAATACAACTGTTAAATTATAATCATATTGAACACCATTATTATATTTAGCAGTTAAGCCAAATTGATTATCCGCATCTAATCCCCTACCATGGCGTGTCAATAATGGGATTATTAATTTATTGATAAATTCCTTCACTACATCATTTGAAAATAAAAAATTAACACCATTATCAGATGAAATACGCTCTAATATCCAATTGGCCCTTACACTAGGATGCACATAATTCAAAGTATCAAATCCCCTGATGCCCATATCTATATCAGATACAATAAAAGGATTTCCATTCTGATAATCACTAATTTCCTTTCGCCAAATCATATAATAGTCATTATCAATAAGTTCATTCAAAGATTTATCATTCTCTACGATACCGGCTAACAATGTTATATTTCCCCACGTAATAGCAATATCAATGGTATCAGAAACAGATAGAAGTACCGCTTTTGCATTTGAGATTATCTCTACTCCATTACGAAAATACCTGGCATGATGATATTTTCTCGGATAGACGGTACTACATGAAGGTATATCAGCATGCTTTATAATACGTTGGTTACGTACTGTCTTTGGCAATTTTATCGTATAGCTATTATTACTAACAATCTTACTCAGGTCGGAAAGTAAATTACTTTTGAGATTTAATGTGATTTTAGTGTTTTCTCCCAAATCAACCAATTCTCCGTCTATAAATAACATCTCATTTCTCATAAGCTTTGCACCCGTGTTTCTGGTAAAATAATCGTTGCTATAAAATCCTGAAGAACAGCACGAGTTTTATTGAAAGTTTCAACTGCAACATTTACTCCTTGCCACCTATCTTTTTTATCAGAATCTTTTCCCATATACATATCTACAACTGGCGACATAGCAAGTTGAAAAAGAAAATTGTATGTATCACTATCTACAAGCGGTGCACATACAAGAAGGGTATTTTCCTCTGTCTTACGCTGTTTGCGTCCAGTTCCACTATGATACCCATTCACATAATTGTAGTCCTGCATATTGTTACGAATAAACTCCCCATCATTTACAACCTGTTTTTTTTCGTCACCAGCTTTAAACAACCAATAACAATAAAAACCATGACGATTAACCCAACGAAGATATACTCCCATTGCACAATCATCGACCAATAACCGAACATGAGAAGGAACTCCTTCTACCGCATGAAAAGTATAATCGAAAGTCATATCGAAAACACTCGTTCCTATCCCACTTCCTGGCAACACTAACACCACTTCTCTCTGTGCATGAATACCTGTTAAAAACAAATTATAAATACCACGTTTTTGCAGACTAATGGAAGGCAAAGAAACGTTATCTGCAATAATATTAACACTATTGGTTCCAGCTGTATACATACCAACTGTAAAAGGAAAATTCTTAAACCATGTCAAAACCCTATCACCATTATATCGTTCACCAATCTTCATCGCCCCCCAAACAACAAAAGTTTCAAACTGAAAACTTTCACTTAATTCTCCACCCTCAGAATACATATTCAAGTCAAGAGAAAACAATCGGCCGAACGGAGTTTCAGCAGCTCCCGATTGAGTATAATCTATTTTGCCAAATTGAATTGAATCAAAATACGATTGGGCATAAAAAGAAACATCGAAGAAACAAGTATTTTGAAATAATACCCTTTTCTCTACATGTTCTATACCAGTTGTCACATCACGAACCACGGCCTCTACCCATGCCCATGGATACCCAAGGACATTAATAACTATCGGATTAAAACAAAAAGATATTTCATCCGGATACTCAACTGTTGTATTTCCAATTTTATGAGTTCGCATTGTTATTCAAATTTATATGTTGTATATCTTTTAAGAAAATACCAAATATACGGTTCATTATATTTTGTATTGTTTGTTCAATATCTTCTGAATATATGTCCTCATGCTTTCCTTTCCGATATAGTTCAGTTCCTTCTTGAGCAATCTTCCGAGCCACAAGGTATGCAAAAGACTTAGGTTTCTCTACTTGAATACCCTTATCCATCATCCATTGTCGGATAATCTTATAAAATCCTTTAGGTACTTTACCTGGAGCACGTCCTGTTTCCAATACGCTGAAAGCCTGCCTGCCAAACAGAATGCCATGATTATCATCCACTACAATATGCAGACTTTTAATAGTTCTGCCACTTGCACGCTGTCCGGCCCGTACATGGTTCTCAATGATACGTTGCCGGAGATTATCTAGCTCTTCATTCAGAATACCCTTTATCTCTTTTCTCCTATCTTCCATAACTAACACATGGGTACTCCTTGAACCTCTTTAAGTTTCAATTCTATCATTATCCCAGTAACATTCACATCCAACTTATCATAAAATATAGAGTAAGGTACTTCATCGCTCACCCACTCAAACAGTCCGCTTTTATTCAGTTCTTTGATAAACTGTACGGCATACCCTTTACACCTCTCAATAACCTCATCATTCTCCACGCCGTCGAAATCAAACCTTGTCTTATCTGCAAATGCTATCATACAATTAGGACAATCTTTCAACTGTGTTCTGGATATAACGAACTTACCGGATACAGGCAGTAAGTTAATAATAGCCGGCAATGGCATCTTATCCAACCGGATATTAGCTGTCGCCCAGTTATCAAACAAATAGGTTATACCCTTTAGCTTTTCTGCAACAGAAGCTATTTTCCTTTCTACACTTGTATTCATTTGCTATTATCTTGATAAATTTTACGTAATCTTCGTTCATATCTTATCTTCTCTGCATCCATATCAAGACATTTATACACTCTTATCCATGGAACGCTTTCTATCTGTTCATGGTCGGTAATTCCCATGCGGGTTGCATAATAGTCTACTAGCCCAAACAGACCAAATGACAGTTGGTCTACACCTGCACGTTTTTCTTCTGGAGTAGGAGTCACACTTGTTGTTTCAAACAGCTTCGTTATCCGTTCCACCTCTTTAGTAACCCATGAGGAAAATCCCAAGACAGCCTCTACCTCACATGCTTCTATTCGCCCAACAGAAAATCCTAATAAAACACGACATGGTGTCATTATACAATCAATATCGTTTGATATAGATTGCAGTCCCATAAGTTGTCCAATAGTAGCACCATTCAGATTATCTGGCAAACGAACTCCCGAAATGAAATCCGGTTTTGGAAGCTTCTTTATCCGTTCCAATAATTCAGTAACATTACTTGCCACCTCACTTAATATCAAAAATTCTTTTACTGTCATATCTGTCCTAATTTTGCTTTTGGTCGTTTAATTATCGGTTTCTCAGACAACTTGTTTAGCGCGACGTAACGAATGGCGTCAAGCGCGTGATTAAATTTGTCTATCGGCTCATTCAGCAGTTCTCCTGTAATTCTATCCTCTTTCCATTTATAGGTTCGCAGCTCACGAATTATATTAATGCTTTTCTGAGTCACACATAACTCGTATCGTTGGAGTATCTGTATACCAACCCTTATAGAGTCACTTCCTTTTATTGATGGTTCGATATTTCGGATGCCATAATTACGAATTTCCACTATTGATTTCTGCTCTGCACTATCGGCTATCGTACATCCATTCAACCCTTTGAGGATATCTGCAATCTTATCATTAGTCAGCCCATTTCGATAACATCTTTCATCAATCCATAGTTTTCCATCGTATTTATACACATCGACAATGGCTGTCGGATCATTTGTAAACCCGAAGTCAAGTCCACGCCCTACAAGCGTTGCCGATTTCGGAATGTCAATTACCTGCTTCCACCTTGTATATATTATACCTTGGCTCCTTCCCGTAATTCCAAGTCCATAAATATTCCACCAATTGGCATCATCCTTATTAGACTCAATCTCTTCAATTTGTACCTGCGTAAGAAATGGGTTATTTTTATAAGTGGAGTGTATCTCTATCGTATTAGATTTAGTCTGTACGCCTTTAATCTCATACCAAAATTCTGCGTCCGGATTCCAGTCCAAAAAGATAATCTCCGTTGTTCGAACTGCAAGTTGACGATACACCTCATAACCTATTCGGTTACACTCATTGATGAAAAGGACATCTCTTCTAGACCCCTTAACCTTCCCCCAATCATCAGCGCTAAAGCATCGTATGATCGTACCCGTCTTAAATTGATAGACGTGCTCCGTCTTATTCAGTTCATAATCCTTACCATCTACAAGTCCTTCTTTTTCAAGAATATCGTCCAAGTCGTTTATCGCACCTCTCTTCAAATGCGGAATGGATTCTGAAACAATATCAATAACCCGACTCTTCTTGTTACCAACTGCAACGGAAACAAACAGAGAAACAATGGAGTATGTTTTTCCGGAACGGGTACCACCCTTGTTGGCGACTACTCGTTTCCTCTCAAGCCAAGCGTTTAGATTACACTTATAGACATAGGTTGTCCTCATTACAAGTCTTTAATCTGTTCTATCATTTTTTTATCATCACCATTATCTACAACAATAGTAAGCCCAGGTAAATCTCCGCTCAATTCTTGCTTATGTTTATTCTGCCACCTTTCAGGGGCAATGTTTGTCAGGAGGAATATAGCGGCACCAATATTCGGTTCGACTCTCTTTTTCGTAATCGTACGACTCTTGATTTTGGGTTGCCCATTCACGTCTTTATATTCGGTTTTCGTTTCTTCGTATTCCCTTCCCTTTGCAGCTTCAAAAAGTGATTTCACGATAATGCACTCCCGAGATTCTTTAAACTCATTCTTCGCCTTTTTTATAGAATCGGAAAAATCGGAATTTTTCATCCACCCGTAATAGGTCTTATTGTCAATGCCGAAGTATGCGCAAAAGTCTTTCAACCTTGCGCCACCATACTCCATAAGACCATTCTCACGCACCCATGCAGCACATTCTTCTATCTTTTTCTGATTAAAGTATGCCATATTTCCTTGTCTTTATTGCATGCCTTTCAGCTTGTGTAACCTTTTCACCCTTGTACATACCCGCTCCCAATTCATCTATTTTAAAAAACGGAATTTCGGTAACAGCTAAACGTTTACGGTATGATTTATCAATAAAATAGATGTAACGAAGCTGGAATCCTTCTACATATTTAGCACCAAGTTTTACCCACTCTGCACGTGTGCGATACTTATGTTCCACACCCATTTTGTTACAAAGTTCCTTAATTTGAGGAATGTTGAAGTTCGCTTCTAATGTCATGGCAGCAATCTTATCACCCGTAGGGAATAGAAGTATTGTCTTGTTTTCTCTTATCCCAGTAAGGACGAAATTAGAAGCACGATATATCGTACCATCACCACAAGAACAACCATCGGCAAAAGATATTACCCACTTTACCTGCGGCGCATTCTTTTTAATCATCCGCAATGTCTTGCCGATGCAAAAACTTTCTGAGTTTCTTGGAAGATAATCATCGAAAGCCATGCGGTTTAATTCAATAAATTCATTCCATCCTGTTCCATTCACAAGTGTTATAACTTTCTTTTTATCCATAGACGGCCCATATTGCAACACTCCGTGAAGCCTACCATCAAGAAATGCTCCGAAATGGAGCTGCGAATTTTGCACAACCTTACCCGAATAATGATGTTTCTTTACAAATCCATCAGCTATTTTTTTCGGGATAACCTTTATAACTATTTCTTTTGCTCTACCCATTGTTTCACTATTTGATAAAGTGCATTCCCATTGGAATTTTCATTGCCGAAAGTTTCACATTCTAAGCCATTGCTTTTTGCAATTTCTATAGCAGTTTTGATTAAATCTGCTTGTTCGTTTGACACCGTAAAAGTCAGTTTCTCTGAATTAGGTTTCTCTCCATCAGGTAATGAAAAGCCATCACCAAAATTATCTGGTGTAATTTCCCAAGCAGTGGGCAACTCAATTCCCCAATCTTTTAACTCATCAACATCCCAATAAACCAACTTAGCGTTATCCCACTCTCCATTATTTACATTATCACGAACCATAATTTCACGTTCTTTCTCCTCTGTGAGATTAGAGATAAGAACTGTAGGAACTTCTTTCATTCCAAGCCGGACACACGCTTCATAGCGTTGATTACCTGCAATGATCATCAGTACTCCTGTACGGTCTGACAATATAATAGGACGTGCTTCAAAATAATCAGGGTTATCTTGAATTGATTTTTGCAACTTCAGTAATTGCTCTTCTGAAATAGTTCTCGGATTATTTTCTGCTTTTTTTAAACTTTCTATTTCTCTGTAAATTATCTCCATTAGCACACTATTTTACGTCACGAAAATAAAGATACCGAATAATCCCTGAACGGACTATCCGGTATCAAAGAAGTTACTGACACGATTTGGCAGAAGGTTTTGCTCAATATGAAAAAAGATATTAACTTTGAAACAAATCAAATATCAATATAAAAATGGAAATAAGTATATCTGAAGAAACCGAACGTTTTGCTGATTTCCTAAAACAAAAAGACAATGAGAACATTATCTTTTCTGGAGCTTTTGGAATAGGCAAATCATATTTTCTAAATAATTTTTTTAATCAGCACAAAGACAAATACACTGGAATATATCTAACTCCAATTAATTATTCTGTTGCTAATAATGAAGATATTTTTGAGTATATCAAAGTGGACATATTAATGCAGTTGTTAGAAAAAGTTCCCTATGATTTTGAGAAACAAAAAATATCATTAAGCAATGCCGCATATTTTTATATGGTAAATCATCCTAAAGATTTTTGGGGTAATTTTTTTTCTATAGCAGAAAAAGTTACTTTTGGCACAGATATTATAGACAGGTGTATCGCACTGAAAGAAAACATTGAAACATATGCAAAAGATAATTCGAAAAATGAAGAATCCCATATCAAGAAATTCTTCGATAGCATTAGCATAGAGAAAGGAAGCATCTATGAAGATAATACAATAACTCAAATCATCCGTTCTATTGTATCAAGCACCAAAACCGATAATAGTCCCAATAAACAAATTGTCCTCATTATTGATGATTTAGACCGTATCGACCCTGAACATATCTTTAGAATATTAAATATATTATCAGCACATAATGATTTTTGTGGTACTAAAGAGCATAAATTTGGATTTGACAAAATAATTTTAGTATGTGATATTGATAATATAAGAAACATTTATAGTGCCAAATATGGAATAAATGTAGATTTCAATGGATACATTGATAAATTCTATAGTAAAGAAATATACCATTTTAATAATACAAATGAAATTATAAAAGCCATAGCACATATTCTTGCAACAACCAAATCAGATAAAGAAGTGGGTCTAAATAACAATAGCTATTATTCACATATAACTTGCTGTAGTATATTATCCACATTTGTCAAAAATGGGTCAATTAATATAAGAACATTACTGAAATATATTAATAAAGATTTTAAAGGAGATCGATTGGTTTATATAGGGCGAAGGAGAGCACCAGTATATATGTTTCCGAATTTGGTTGTTTTCGATTTTATTCGGACAATGTTTAGCACAATAAAGGATATGGAATCTGCTATAAATAAACTTAATAAATCAAATTTCAGCATTGAAGAATCTGAGTATATTTTGAAAATATTTATAGCATTAGCTGATTATCACAATTTTGAACAAGGTGAGTACACCTATTACAATAAAGAATATAAAGCAATAATCAATATCAATATAGGAATAGTAGACTTTGCAAAAGGAGAAGTACCGGACATTGACCCATCATTAGTACTGAAAGAAGCTTTCAATACATATAGCACTCTTTTTACGTAAAAGGATAAATGTATTCTGATGACACAATTTTATGGACAGTGTCTTTTCAGAAAAAGAACAGTCTGACACATTTGCCGCACAACAGATTCTTCATCAGAAGGTCTGGTTGTGCGGTATTCTTGTTTCTGATTATCCAGTCTGCTTTTCTCATTGGTTCAATGTATTATACTAAATTTATGATACCATTTATCTGCATAACTGAACCATCCTATAATGAATGATTTACCGAAGAGGGTTACTTTGTATAGTTTGCTCATGTGTTTCTTTGTTCTTCAATTTATCAAGGAACTCACTATCACCCGAATAATCCGCACCGATAGCCTTTTTGCTTTCAATAATGCTTTCCAAAAGGGCTATAGCTTCTTTTTTCACTTCTTCCACTTCATTATAACCGCAGGCTTTATCAACCAACCGCTCCATAGTCGATTTAGGCTTGGAAAGAGCCTCATTCAACTTTCCCAATCTCCAGTAGCAGTAATCAATTGTGGCGATGTGCTCTAATTTACTCATGGTTGTTTTATTTCAATAACTCAATGTTATCGTGTATGTTGCCAATAACAAGACAATCTTCATTACTAAATGCTTCTCCAAAGAAGTGGAGATATAGCCAATCTTTTTTATCAAGCGCAAATCCGGCATAATGATTACTGTACATAACCTTGCATATATCTCCGTTGCATTCAACAATATCACCTTCGTATATTTCTTCACCGTTCTTATCACATAAGCCGGTGAACTGACCAACAGTTTCAGCCCATACGTCATCGCACCGGCAGTCTTCCGGAGAATATATCTTCGCCTTGTCTGTGAGGATAAGTCCGTTTTCGTCCTTTCCGGCAGTATAGAAAAAAGAGAGAAATCCATATATCCATTTCCCCGTATCAGTACTTTTTCCTCTGAATTTTATTTCACGCTTCATAATCAATATCTTTTCTCGTTTTTAATCAATCAGTTCAAATTCATAAACGAATACATAGGGATTGGATTCCCATGTACCTTTGCCGGAGACTTTATCTATGAGGGCGGCAAAGGCTTCACGAGGAGTATCAAAGTCGGTGCAGCCAATCGCTCGCCAATGTCCCAATCCACAGACGCAATATTTTTTTGTTCCATCATATTCATATTGGCGAGTATTCAGTTCAACGCCCTCACGCAGGCAATCTTCATCGGAAATGTCTTGCAACCGTTCTATCTTGATGTTGGTAATGCGGATATGATGGGGCATGAGGTCAGCACGGACAAACATTTTATTTTTCCAACCGGGTGCGAATTTAGTTTTAGTATAAAATCCTATTCCGTCCCTATCATTAAGTGCAATTTCGGGATTCATCCCTAAACTTTCATAGCTTTGCGCAATGGCGACAAGTTCGCTAATTTTGTATATAGGCTTTATTTCATATCCATGAATACTCTCATAACCACTCTTCCAAAATACACTATTGCGTATTTGTTCTTTTGAAATTCTTCTCGTCATAGTCTTCCGACCATCCAATACAGCCTGGGTTAGACTGTATTTATCATTGAACATTATCTTCTTCATTGTATCTTTTTTTTAACTCTTTCAAAACAATCTCCATACCTTCATCCAGTCCTTTCTTGTAGCCTGATATATGCTCACCTATGTTGTAAACCAAGCATCCTGCAACGATAAGAATAACTCCTACAGTCCTATGCCAATAGAGAAAGGATACACTGAACGGTGAGAATGTCAGTCGGAAATGACCGATGAATAATGCTGATATGATGAATATCGCAAGAAAAAATATTAGGTTTGCTTTCATAATCAATCCTCCACTTTTTCAAAGTGCACATCTTGTTTATCTTGTCTCGTATAAGAAATGCAACGACAATCACTGCATTCAGGTTTGCCATCAAAATAGCACTTATCGCATTCGCACATAATATCTCCATCTTTTTTCACGATAATTTTTTCTCCATTATATTCAAATACCTCTCCGATTTTTCTTTCTTGTCCCATAACTTCTACATACAAATTGTCTAAAAGGATAAAAACGATAAAATGTGCACCTTACACACTGGTTGTCAAACGCTTCTTTTGCAAACTTGCATTTGGAGCAGCATTTATTTAGAGTGCCTATATTTAATTCTATTTTATCCATAATTCTATTAATCATTAAACAAATCAACAGCTTTCGCAACCCAATACCATATCACGAAATAAAAAGCGTATTTGGCTAATCTTTCGCAAGCTTGTGAAGGCTCTAACCCAACAATGAAATTCCACGTATTATACTCATGTACACAAATTAGATATGATATAATGATAGAAACCAGTATATATATAAATCTTCTCATATAAGTTTTAACGCTTCTTGTATTCCAGCTTCCAGTGCTTCCTCATAAGATTTATAAATTTTATCAACTTCTATTTCAGAAAGAAAATCATAATCCTTTATATCGTAAAGTCGATAATACCATCGTCCATATTGATTAAAATCAACAGCTATATGAATAGAATGATTTTCACGAAGCCACTTTTGGGCGACCGATTGAGGTGGAACAGATAAATATTTATAACAATAATGCAAAGTGGAAATATTTATAAGATATTTTCTTTGTTGGAAACCTTTTCTTTTTAATATTTTCGCAGTCTCTAATGTTACGAGTTCTTCGGTCATGGCTATTGTCTTTTCAAATTAATAATCTTCGTTTCGTAGTTGTCAAGCCCCTTTTTATGGGTACGGATAATCACTATACTATCATTGAGATAAGTCACGCTTCCCTCACTTGTACGGTGTCCTATAGGGTATTCTCCAGGGTTATTGCACCCGAATAGTGCAACTGTTGCCAAAATGATAATTATTTTCTTCATACTTTAAAGTGTTCAATCAGTTCGTTTACGGTAGCCTTGTGAATGGCGTCCAAATTCACGTCAATATCATTAACCCAATAAGTAGAGAACTTGATTTCAGGACACAGAATCCATTTATCCCCATCCGTAAACCATTGGTATTTGTCTGCGTCATCTCTCAATGCAGCGATAGCCAAGAAAAGTTCTTCGTTGGTTCCGCAATCAATAAACTTACCGCACAAACAGCTATGTTTATCAAAAGGAATATCGAAAGAATCTGCAATTACATAATTGGGGGTATCAAACCCCTTTACCGGATATTGGTAAGTCCATATTATATTGCAATCATCCGTCCAATTTGGAGAGTTTTTCTTATATCCTAACTTTCCCAACTTCTTCCTTAATTCCTGTGTGTTTTTTCTTATAAAGCATGGCGTTGTAAATCCCATAATTATCCTTCCTTATCTATCTTAATATCTTCCACTTTGCCACGATTGATAAAACCGCCACAGCTAAACAAATCGGTTATACATGCTGTGTAGTTCACCTCTGCGCATTTCTCGTACAGAGAGCATGAGGCACAATGAATATTATCTTGCACCGCTTCATGCAGCACTCCGTCTATTATTATTCCGTTCTTTATTTCCATATTCAGTCTCCTTTCTCCTTAATCCGTTTCAGTACATCCTTGTTGGCTTCAAGTATCTCATCGAAAGAGTAAGCATATAAAACATTATATATCAGTATATAAACATATCCTTTGAATATACTACAAAATATGTCCTTTTTCTATTCTAGCTTTTTTTCTTTGTTTGCTGACTTTTAGGACAATCCTTAAAGTCAATACGGAAGGTTACCGGAACATAATAATTTTCTTTATGAAAAAAATGATACACCACATCAAATGGTTTTTATACCAAGATGCATCAAATGACTATTTTTTTTCCAAAATGGTCATAAGTTTACTTGGTTAACAATGATTGAGGTTGTGTCAAAATGCTGGCACAACCTTAAATTTATCCTGCATCCATCAAATCAAACAACGTGGGCGCGCTCACTTCCATTTCTGCTTCATACAAGTATGAAAGGCTGTCTTTCCAGTAATCGTAATTCAGTTCAGTGGATAATCCTTTACGTCCTAAATTAACAGCACAATAAGGAACGGTTCCGATACCACCGAATGGGTCGAATACCAGTTCACCCTTATTTGAATACCGTTCAATCAGTCTTTCAACAATATCCAGCTGAAGTGGGCAGATGTGGTTCTGCCGTTTCTTCTGCGACTGTCTCGTATTGAGTGTGCGCATTCGGGTTGCATCATCCCATATCCAGGGCTTCTTGCTTACCGGGTCAACGGCCATGAACGTTTTAGGCAGCTTTCCGTAGGCTTCCAATTCCTCAGCGAATGATACATGTTCCTCGTAGTTATATATATGCTCGCGTTCATAATTCCTGAACAAATGGCGTATTTTATCAATACCGGTACCTTTCATATCCTCGTAACTCAACAGAGAGTTACCAGAAGATTTCCAGCTTGCATGAGCATCTATCTGCCAACGGGCAAGCGAGTATTCACTCTTGTTTTTTACCACCGGAAAATCAGCATAGGCTCGTGAGGTATCAGAAGGCAGCTTGCGGAAAAGAAGAACATATTCCGGGCAACCGATACCCATCTTTGAACCGTCCTTACACATTTCAGTATAGCCAAGGCGGTAAGTCTGGTTATTCTCCCTCACTACATCCGTATCCACTGTTATACGCCCCATGTAGCGGAACCCGTGTTTCATGTAGTGGAATACAGTCATTTCACTGAACGGGTCAATAGTGGGCATGCCGTCACCCGTAGCGTTGCCGAACAGTACGCGGTCTTTCACATGGATACAAGCCAACCGGCCAGGCTTCAATATACGCATCAATTCAGGAGTAAGGTAATCCATCTGCTCAAAGAACTTGCTATTGTCCTCATTATGCCCGAAGTCATTATAGGTCGGAGTGTACTCATAGTGGTTGGAGAACGGGATGCTGGTTACAATCAGGTCTACTGAATTATTTTCCATTTTCTGACATTCAAGAACATTGTCGTTATTTATGGCCCTCCAAAGCTTACCGGATTTCTCTTCCCGGCTGGCGAACATCCACCGCATCATTTTTTCCTCTGCCTGCAAACCGAACAGACCGTTTTCGCGGACTATATCGGTCATCTTGGCTACCATCTGGCGGTGTTGCGCCCACTTCTGCATGAAGCTCTTGTATATCTCTCCCTCGCTTTCCGCATAGACCAGATAAAGGTCAACCGGATGCTGCTGCATAAACCGGTAGATACGGGCTATTGCCTGGAATTTGTCATTGAAACGGTAGTCGATGAACATGATTGCCTTGTGGCAGTGGTACTGGAAGTTCAAACCCTCACCAAGCATTTCAGGTTTGGCGGCCAGATATTTCAGACGGCCGTCTTTGAAATCCGCTATCACCTTGTCCGCTTCATCATCATCCTGTGAACCATATACAGCCTTACATCCGGGTATGGCGTCACATAATGCCTTCCGTTCATTTTCCAAGTCATGCCATAAAAGGAAATGGTCGTCCTTGTTTTCAGGACGGTTAATGATTTCCACCACACGGGCAATCTTTTCCTGCATATTGTCCCGGCGTTCTTTCGCTGCGTCGGCAAGACCGAGAGCAGCCTCACGAAACATCTTCACTTGTCCGTCACGGTCGGCTCCGGCAGTGGAGTTATCCACACTAACCACTTCCTCATGTACACGCAGTTCAGGCAGTTCATATCCTATATCGGGATAACCGAGGTCGGACGGTTTAGTGAGGAACAACGCCCATGTACTTACCCAAAGCCAGAACTCCTTTTCCTTATGCGGGTAAAGAGTAAGATTATTTGCCTTCGTGCTGTCACGCTGAAAAAAACGGGTAAGCGCCTGCCCTGTATCCATCACACCGAGATAACCGGCATAATGTATCAATTCCTTGTATCTATTAGGTGATGGTGTGGCAGTAGCGACAAACCTGTACGGTACTTCTGCAAACAAGGGAAGAAACTCCTGATAGGTCTTAGTACCAAAACCACGCAGTACACTCGCTTCATCCAATGATGTTACGGTGAAGTAGGAAGGTTCTATTCTCGCCCCGGCTTCACCGTCACGCACACGTTCATAGTTTGTGACCATGATGTCAGTCGGGCATATCATCACATCAGCCATAGTCCGTACATAGGTCACTTTCATGTGCAGATGTTGTTCCGCTTGTGTAAGGAACTCAACCACTACACGCTTGGGACATACTATCAGCCCTTTGCCACCTTTGTATTTCAGGACTACCCGAAGTATCTCCAACTGAGTGACGGTTTTCTGCATACCGAAACTGGAGAATATCGCACGGCAACCGCCGGACACCGCCCAGCGGACTGTATCTTTGACGTGGGGATATAACGACGGGGTTAATTCATCCGGATTGACTTCAAATCCGGTCTGACGGCTGATGGCCATCTTGTCTTTTAAAAATTCTATATATTCTTTCATTGAGCTATTTCTTTTGATTTCTTCAATCTCAACTTTCTCAATATTTTGCAAAGTGCTTCAGTATTTTTTCTCGCTTGTGTAACCTCCACTGCATTCCCGATAAACTTCTTTTGGTCAGCTTGTGTGCCCTACCATTGGCTACGGCGGCGTCAATTAATTGTTTTCTTGGTTTCATAATCGTGTATCTTTTTTCATCAGTTACAAGTAAGTCCTTAAACAATAGTCCGCTATCCAGTAGCAGAAAAAATAAAAAGCGGCATACGCTGTCAGGATTGACAGAATAGTCGCTATCAGTTTTATATCTTTCATCTTCGGCTTTCCCCCTCGATTTTTATCACATTAAACATCTCTTTCACCCGGTCGGCTATATAGGCTCCATACCGTTGAGAGAACTCCTTGTCCGGGTCAAGATTGGTAGTCATGTGGGTATAGAAATTATATCGCTGCTCATAACGAAGTTGTAAAACGGTCTGAATGGCATTTATGCCCGTACCAAAGTGTTTGGCATCCATAGGCTCCCGTCCTACTTCGTCAATGGCAAGATTGTGCATACATGACCTATCTGTGTACAGGCTCAACCCGATAATGCCTTTCTCGGCAAACTGTAAGGCAATCTCGGCAGCACTGGTAAACTGAAAGGTCAATCCAGCATCCGCGCCGCCAATACAATAACGGGCGATTTTTGCCGCATAGTTCTGTAGCCCTTTCAGCAAAGTGGACTTGCCCACTCCGATAGGGCCGTGTAATAATAATCCCTTGCTTACATCCAATACTCCGGGAATCCCCCAAACCCATTGATAAAGGGCTTTCAATAATTGGCGATTACTATCATCAACCATAAAGACTGGCGAGATTGTTTTCATAGATGCAACGAGTTGATTACGCCAATATATGTCAGCCTGTTCCCTACTCCATTGCTTCTGATTAACCTTATTTACCGAAGACGATTGATTGGATGCCGGCGGAGCTTTCGTCCGGTTCTGTATCAGTTTTCCGATTGCTTCCATTTCTCGCTTGAGATATAATTTCATTAAACTTAGAATTGATATTAGTTACGCTGAAGTTATCAAATATCCATCCCTCTTTAATTGAGGAAAGAAGATACTGAAGGGCGTACAACAAAGAATCATCCGAAACATCCATCTGTTTCTGTTCCCTTTGAAATTTGAGTTTATTCAATAACTGAGACATGGCACCTGCATCTTTTGCAGTCCAGTAATAGCTATTAGAAAAAGTCTTTCTGAAATACTCCTCAAAAAGAAAGCGGGCTTTAGAATTAATTTCCTTAGGTTCACTTTTCTTCCTACCTCCCCTTTTTAAAGGGGGTGAGGGGGATATACTTTTCTTTCTCTTTACTTTTACTTTACTTTGTTCATTATTGACATCATTAATTGAATTAATTCCGTCATTAATTGAATTATTGACATCATTAATCATATATTCGGGAATTAGCTCTGTTTCTTTTCGTTTATAAGTAGCAAGGAGAAATCGTTTCTGTATTCCAAAAGAGGTTAGAACATGATATTTCTCATAAAGTGTGTTGTCGAAAAAGCCGACTTGTAATGCTTTTATCAGTACTTCCTTTACTGCGCCCTCGGAAACCCCAACTATGTCAGCAATAACAAAAGGCAAATCTTCATCCCACACAATGTAATACCCTTCATCTTTGTAGATATTACACAGCAGGCAAATAAGTATAGAAGCAGACTGGGAACCGCATGCTCTCGAAATCTTCCTTATCTTAACATCTGAAAAGAAACCGACATCCATAGGGAAATAATCTATCCCTTGTTTGGTAGGTCTACCAGCCATATTGTTTTGATATTAATACGCATGAATACAGTTTCTTTTACTATCCGCAACAAAATGTTTATTAAAAAGCTTACAATAAACCACTCTGGGATTATCCTTAGAGACAGAAATGAATCTTCCTCTCTTACACTTTGCACATGTATCCGGTCGGATTACCTGCTTTTCATTTTTCTTTACCATAATTTAAAATCTTACGTTGGTTAATTGTCTGCCATTAGAATAGACCGCCCATTTACCGTTACCACTGTCGTGTAAGCGCAGGTTTGCTACCTCACCGAAGCGGTTGATGTTACCACAGAGGTCAACTATCCATCCACATTCTTTGGAAGGATGCGGGCGGATGGCACGACCGACTATCTGATACCACATAGCAAGTGACATTGTAGGACGTGCCATAACAACTGTATCAAGTTCCGGATAGTCAAAGCCGGTGGTTAATACCCCGACATTCGCCACTACCGAAATTTCACCAGCCTTGAATGCTTCAAGTATCCTTTCGCGCTCACCTTTTGGGGTGTCACCCGACACGATTGCGGCTCCGGGTATAGACCAGGTAAGCCGCTCCGCTTCTTTCAGAAAACGGGTAAAGACTAAAATACCTTTCCGTTTTCCTCCGGCTTTGGGATTCATCAGTCTTTGGACAATATGAACGAGATAGCCGTAAAAGTCTATCCGTTCATATTCTCTTTGAACTGACCTATCTGTATAGTCGGCACCAGTAGTATTTACTTTCAAGTTAAGTTCGTTCCATCCCGAAGGATTCATTGGATAGTAATTCAACTTCGCCAAATAGCCCATATCCAATAGGGTTGATACCTGTACATGATAAATGACCTCTGAAAAGACATGAGGCTTTGTCCGGGTGATAAATTTCAGCATAGAACCAAAGTCACGGCTGGAACTTAAACGATACGGTGTAGCTGTCAGTCCAAGAACCTTACACTTCACCGCATCAAAAAAATCTTTGTACATACCCTCTTTAGGGTTAACAAGGTGGCATTCGTCCACGATGATGTTCTTGAAGTGGGTGAACAGTTCGGGATGATTCTTCACACTGCCGATGGTGGCGAATGTTATCCGGCTTATTTCTTTTGAGTTGAAGGATGCAGAATAGATACTGCAATCGAGTATTCCGTATGAACATAGTTTCTTGAAATTCTGTTCGAGTATTTCCTTCGAGGGCTGGAACACTAAGGTATGTCCATCAAGTCTTGCGGCTATATCCGCTATGATAAGCGACTTTCCGCTGCCCGTAGGTAACACCATAATGGCATTTGTTTTCTTTGCCTTGTTATTGAAGAAAGAAATAGCAGCATCAGAGGCCTTCTGTTGGTAATCTCGTAATACATAACTCATAGCCCTTTCTCCTTTCGTAACTTTTTATTAAGTGCTTTGTAATACTTGATTAGCTGTTCATACTCAAAATCAGTCATTTTGGAAGTGCCGGCAGCTTTCACCTTCAGCAAATCAAATTTCTGTTGACCTATTTTAGCAATTAGATTCACCCGATAGCCTTCCAAATGGTCAGCTTTGAATCTGTTGCAGTGTCGACATTCGGCATGGCAATTATTCTCATCAAACCGTGTCGCCAAATGTGTACGACTGAAATAGTGCCCGCAGTCCGCTTGTGTAAACGGCTTTATCTGTCCGCACGAGATACATCTAAAATACCCGTTTGGCATTGCATCACGAAGCCGGATAAAAAGGGAAAACTCCTTGTCGAGCTTAGCTTTCAAATCCGGCTTCTTCTTTATTGTTATCCCTGCTTTATCAAACAGAGGTAAAGGCTTGTCTTTCTTCTTGGCCTTTGTTCGTTTTATGTAGTATGGCATTATTTAAATCCCCATTCTTTCATGTAGTCAATGTTTTCAGGAAATCCCTCTACTGATTTAGGACTAAGGAATATTTTCTCACTCTTCAATGGAGTGCCTCCCCAAACAGTAGCAGGGCATTCTTCATATTCTTCTTTAGAAACTTCACTTACATTAAAATGGGGTTGGAAGCCATATCCCATTACGCTTTCCCCTAAGTAAGTACCAAACTTCTTTAAAGCCCATTGAAATGCAATAGCTTTATATAGGTAATGTTTAGAAAACACAGCCACATATATTTTATGAGAGAAATTTCCTGTTTCTGTTAAGTCAGGATTACATCTGATACAGAAATACTTAATACGTGAAAGTATTTCTTCAACAAACCTTTCATGCTTTTCGCAATCTTCTTTCGTTAAGAACTCTTTCCCGTCATTTGCAATGTAAATAGTCTTGGTAATTTCTTTTGTTTCCATGCTGTTTTTTATTAAAGCCCCGAAGCGTATTCTCCGGGGCACAACCATTATTTACTAACCCTTGCCATTTATGTGTGGCTCACATTTATGTGGAGATGGGGCGATTCGAACACCCAATTAAGGACTTATCCTTTTGCGCTACTTCTAAGGTTAATTACTCCTTATATCTCACGTACCGTACTTTCTACCATGTGCACCTCTCGAAAGTCAAAAGCACTCCACTGCGCACCCCCATTTTCGCCCGCCCCATCTTCACAGACCGGACAGGCAGGTTAACAAAGTTATTCCATATAAGCCATTGAAAACTCTTTCGGAATAAACCGCCCGACCGGAATAGGTTTGGCTGATTCAATAGCCGTGTGAATTTCTCTCTTTTTGAACTCATATCCCTTTTCTTTGGCTTGTTTCTCACATTCTTCCTCTTTGTTTTTGAGATAGTGGGTAATAAGCATCATCGCTCTGTCAACGTTGAAGGTGTTCACGACAAAGGTTTGGACTCTTTCGTCTTCATTCTCCCCTTCCGTGAATGTGATTTTCGTCTCAATCTGATAGAATTTCTTTTCATTGGGCTTGGAATCTCCCTCTTCTTCATCTTCTTCCGTTACAGAATCGTTTAAAAGGAATGTATCTTTTAATTCTTCGAGGGTGGCATCATCTATCTTGCGTTCTTTCAAATTGTCAGTAAGAATCACGCAAGAATCGAATTCCTTGACCATTGTCAAGGTGAATCCGAACATATAATTTAGTTCGATGTAATCTTTCAAGATACTACAAGAATTCTCCAATCCGGTGGCATACAGCAGGAACTTATGTTTCTTGTCCCCTATTTGTGCCTGTGCAAGATAGGGATATAAGAATTTGTTCTCGTTCTCGAATGCCAAGCGGTTCTGGTTGCTGACTTCCACTTCCTTGATGCCGTCAGCTTCCATCCTGAAACGAATTTTCGCCAAAGTGTCTTGGTCTATCAGCGTGCCACGGTCAAAAAGAATTTCATTCCGTTCGATGATTACTGTTTCACCTGTATCTTCATCAATGAAAGACTCCTCCCATGTTTTGAGGACACGTTTTGCAAGGTACATGTTGAGCATCTTTTTCGGGTCAGATGTCACATACCTGATTTCTGTTTTTCTTGTTTCTATCATAGAAATTCTTTATTGTACATTGTTTAACAAGTGCTTCTTGTAATTAGAGCGTACAAACGATTGTTCTTCGTCATTTAAAGAGTATGCCTTTACCATGAACTTCATTGCCATATCTTCGTTATTGTCGGACAACGGATAGTAATCAGTGGCAAACTTGCAAGAAAGCGTTTCAAGACGGTCGTATTTGTTGCGAACCTCACGAACACGTTCTGTTATCTCCTGTACTAATTCAGCCGATTCGGAAAGTTGCTTTTCGTATTCCTTTTTATCTTTCTCCGCTTGTTTTTTCATTACCTTGTTCTGTGCGGCAAAATTTGAAATCTTAGCATATAGTTCATTGGAGTAAGCCCAGCCTGAAAGAATATCAAAATCTGAGTTCCCGTTGAACTTGTATCGTTCACTCTTTTTAAGGTACTTGTATTCACTTCCAAGTCTATTCCAATCGTAATCAACTTTTCGTAAAGACTTTGCACTTTTCAGGATTTCCGCAACCTTAGTAGCTTCCTCAATGTCAGTAAAAGCAAAACCATCCAAAAGTGGGATAGAGAAATACTGTGTGTCGGCAGGTTCAATCTCGAACAATTCTGGAACTTTCGGTTTATCTAAAAGTTTAATGCCTTCCTCCATCATGCGGAGTTTTATCATTTTTTGGACATCTTCGTCCGACAAAGCGATTATTTCTTGCTCTGTCATTTCGCTAATATTCTTCATAATCTCAATATTTTAAATAAACTCTTTATTACGTTCGATTTCTTGTTGTGCGTAAATAAGCATTTGTTGTTCGTTAGCTGCTGGTAAGTAGATACCAGCGACAGATGCACTCCAATTTCGGAAACGGTCAATACTCAAAGTCATTTCACCTGTTGTCAGTTCGGCAGAACTGCGCAAATAGGTTACTTCATTGCCTTTCTTGTTGACCATCTTACGTTCAAACAAATCACGGTTGCAAGTCCTCTTATAAAAATCAATTTTTGCTTCGTCGAGACTGCAACCGTACTCACTACCGAAATACCCTAAAAGAAGATGCAAGTAGCTGTTTTGGGCAAGCGTGCGGTTAGGTAGTTTCTTTTTCACTTCCACCACCGCACGTTCACTAAACAGCTTGTTTACATACTCCTTGAACTTGGGTATTTGATATTCATTCTTCAAGTCGAACAACATACGCTAAAAAGGTAAATCGTCCTTTACATTGCCATTAGCATCAACCGGAGGCGGGAAATTCTGTGGCTGTTGCTGATAGGTCGACTGTGGCGCTGGCTGTTGTACCGATGTTGTTTGTTGGGATTGCGATACACCACCACGCGCATCTATTTTGTAGCACCGAATAGATGCCATACGTTTGAGTTCTCCGTCCTGATTCGTCCAAGAACGCCCTTGTAAGACAAACGATACAGTAACAACATCACCCTGATTAAAGCGGTCAAGTTCTGCACACTTATCGCCTGAAAACTCTAAGGGAATAACATTCTCATACTCGCTACGCTCTCCCGTATAAGGGTCGTAAGTGGTAGCATCTAAAATGAACTCCCGTTTTGTAAACGAGGAACCACCGTTTTTGGATGGTATTTGAACAGTTTGTCCGATTTCGGTTATCCGTCCAGTTATTTGATTTGCCATTAATTTTCTCCTCCAAATATCTTTTTATCGGTTATAAGCTCTCGGTTCGCTTCCAGAAATTCTATGAAATGTTCACAATGAGTTGTCAACAGTTTAACCGTCTGCTCATGGTTATAAGTGTAATACTCCGGATACTGCGTTCCGCTGATTAATGGAGTACGGCTCGTACCTCCTTTCAACTGGTAGGCAGTGTACTCAAATGCTTTCACACTCCCCATTTGACCAGAAGCAATCAAGCAGTAAGGATATACATGCCGCTGCCAACCATGCTCATATTTACCGAAATCATACTTTGAGGTCGCCTTGATGTCGTAGACCGTATCTCGGAGAAGTTCGTCTATAAACCCGTAAAGCTCCACATCACCGTAACGGGTGGAAATAGTGGCAGAGACAAAGACTTGAGACAAGGCACCAGCAAAATACCTCGACTGTTCAATACACCATGCTCGGTCAAACAAAAAATGACGGGCAGGCGCTATATCCGTAGACGGAAAAGCAACTTGTATAATATTGGTTTCTTCATCACCGATAATGGTATATGGTTCCCGTTCATTTGGAATATGTTTTTTCCTATGGATGTAACAATCTATGATAGCATTAAATGCCGTTCCTTTATCGGCTGCCTCACTCTCAAACGGAACGCGGTTTATCGCATCAAGCAAAGTTTGCTTGAGCTCCGCTTCAATCTCTTCGGGGCTTTTCTTATATTCCCCCGTTTCATTGTCGACATTCCAAAAGCTTTCAACTTGTTCATCCGCCCGCAAATACTGCTCGAACTTATCGAGCAGCGACGGGTAAAATCTGTACTTAGGCGGCTGGTTCATATTTATTGTTGAGTTTATTAAACTTTAATCCGAGTTGCTTACATCTCTCATTGAGCATCATACCAGCCCTTACCTTGCTGTCAAAGATATGGTTCATACTCGCAATCGCTTCCCGTACCTCATTAGCCGACTGCATATCGGTTATCTGCTCCACCGTATCACGGATAACTTCAAGAACCTTATCATATTCAGAGGACAACTCTGTTTGTTTCATCTGATAATCCTTATAAGTATTGATGATATTTGTCATAAAATCATTCTTTCCCGTGACGGTACCGGAAGCGTCAATAATGACAGGAATCTTAATGCGTGAGGGAAGATTACAGGTATTCTTACCGTAGAACTTCTCGCATGGGTCAAAGGAGATTGTTCTATCCTTGCCGATAGCTTCCATATAGCCGACCAAATCCAGTTCCTTAATCAAGTCGCCGGCAGATGAACCACCAATCTCCGGGCGTATCTGTTTTTCATCGCCAACTTTTTCCTCTCGTTCATGAGCCACGAAGATTACAGACTTACCCATCAAGGTAACTTGATTTACAAAGCTGATGAACATATTTTTTCTTACTCCATATCCCTGCAGGGAAAGAGTACCATCGGATTTCTTCATTTTCGGATTGGCTGCCATAATAGCCTTATCCATGAAAGAGAGCATCTTTCCGGCGGTGTCAATCACGATTGTCTCGAACTCCTTGATTTCTTCGGAAGCAAGTACCTGGTTCGTCTCGTCCCAGCTTGTTATCTGAACTGTCGGCACACGATGGGCGGCATTGACACGGTGAATGCCACCATCATAATCGAATAGTACAGGATTGGGAGCAGATAATGCCAATGTCGTTTTACCCATACCCGGCTGTCCGTAAATCAGTGCTGACAATGTGGTCTTAACGGTCAGCTCGTTAGGTTTCTTAATCAAACTCATAATGATAAAATTTATATGGTTAATAAAAAATGTCGTGGAAGTTGACGGACTCGAACCGCCACTCTCCTCGAATGAGGTGTGTTAGCCATTACACCGAACTCCCGAATAAAAAAGGTGTACTATCTTCACAGACGGTACACCCTGCACAAACACAAAATAACATACTAAACTATATCTGCCCTCGCTTGGGCATTGCTCCCGGATAGGCGGTCAAACCACACCGGGAAGGGTAGTTAACAAGATAGATGAAATATAAAACTCAAATAGGGGCATTCTCCCTACGACGTCCTTTTCGTCGGCATTACTGGTTAAACATAAAAAAACTGTGTGGGTAATACGGGACTTGAACGCCGTGACCTGTACATGAATGAAACCTTTAAATAATACCATGACAAATTACCAACATTAAATAATCATGTACCGCTCTACCTGACTGAGCTAATTACCCGTTTCTGCCCGCTATATCTTCACAGACCTTGCCGGCAGTAGTCTAACTAAACAAGTTTTTATGTAATGCACTTCCTCCGCTGAGGTTCATATCTTTATTATCTTCTTCAATACATTGCAATAGAACCAAACAGAATATACTATGCCAAAAAGGTTAACAGTATAGTTCCACTCTCCCGTTATCGGGTCGACATCATTGAACATTGCCAAACAAGGAAAAGCCAGCATGTTAAGCAATAGCACGTTGAGAATTATTCTTTTCATGGTTTCTTCCTTTTCTTACTTTTGCAAAACTCAACACATCCGAAGCATTGTAATAACTTCGTCCATTAGGTTTATATTCAACTCTCACTCTTCGAGAATTTACCAAGGTTTTCAATCTACCTGGTCCACCTACTATTCTTTCTGATTCCCTCTTAGGAAATGTACGCTTATCCATGATGGTAAGTATATCTGCCAACCTTGCCTCCGCCGTCCCGTCAATCAACATGGAACTGCGTAAATCACCGTTTACCTCATATATCATGCTGCCCAAAAATTAAAATTATTATTACTCCGTCCCCCTACTCTTATATAGCGCATTGCAGTCCGTACCCGTGAGGGTGTTTTCATTCTCCGCAAATCAAAATCATTGCAAGTAACCTGCATCACAACAAAAAGAACGGAAAATAAAAGTTCAAGTCCATGCTTCCGTAATTCATTCAAATCGAAATTGCGTTTCATCTTGTTACAAATCATATACAGAAGCAATTCAGTATCTTTGGATATGCCTAACTTTCGATAGATAGTCCGCTTCTGTGTCTTGATAGTCCAAACAGATTTACTCAGATTGTCAGCCACTTCTTTGTCAGCAAGTCCTTTACAATACTCATTTGCAACAAGCATTTCCGCTGGAGAAAGGGAAACCATTACGCTATCCTTTTAACTCTGAAAATTCCGTTCTCTGTGTCGTAATCCCCGTCTCTACTCCAATTAGCCTTTTCTCTCCACATTCTTTTTCGCAAACGTGGAATAATACTTCCGACAATAGATTCAGACTTTTCAAGCGGGAATTCAACAACTTCACCTACTTCCATATTCAGCAAAGCCGCAGTCCAATTTTCTGTAATTCTCTTTACCATTTTTTGTATGTAATTAGTTGATTAATATTTGAGTTCTCCCGAACCAATTCGATTGGCAGCATCACGCTTTATTCGGGAGATTTACTTAACTTTGAAGTGCAAAATCTAAAAATTAAGTAAGTATGAGTTGGGAAAGAAATCTAATTAGGTTATATATGCGTTCTCTGGATGAACAAACCGAATGGGTATTCAAAATACAAACAACGCTTTTAATGGTAGCCTCAACCACCTTTGCGGTAATCATTTCTTTAAGCAGTCCTTCAGAGGACAGTCTTTGCAACAAGGTTCTCCTTGTGACTGCAATATGCGTAAATGCACTCTGTATCCTTTTCTCTGGAATATCTCTATGCGAGAATAGAGTGTTGAGCAATCAAGCTGTGCGCACCTATCAGGAATACCTAAGAAAATATCATAACGGGGAATTACCGCACGGTCAAGCTTACGTATACGAAAGCATACCAAAAAGAAAAATCTTCGTATTCTGTGAAGGATGTTCGTATGTCTCATTCCTGCTGTTTATCATCGTATTGGTTGCATATACTATTGTAAGGAGTTTCTGTTAATTATTCCTCATGTTACGAAGTATATTTTTAAAAACCCTCCAACAAAAGTATAGTACAAAGGGGAACAGTACCATTTGAACGATAGTCTGTATCACATAATTCACAGACAAGGCATCAATTGCATACTCGATTGGTGAATCCTTAATGTAATCTATGATTTCATTCATTTTCTCTCTATTTTTATTAATATTCGTGCCCCGATAATCTACAACGATTTCAAGACGGAATGATGTACCGTTCGGGGCATGTTGGCTCCTTATTTCCCAGGCTGCTTGCCTCTGCTCCATAGCTGCTTGCTTCGACCCTTGATAGCGGCTTCCCCTAAAAGTACACACCACCGTTTTACTCGCCCCTTTTTATAATGTGGTTTCAAACCTACTGGACGCGGATTCTTCCGAATAGACTGCTTAGGGCAATCACTCCATATAGTTCTCTATCTCCCATCAAAGGGTAGGCTCAAAGACCGGATAGAGAAATTCGGCGTAACACATCACCGAATGGGGAAAACTGCTCGGTGAAGGGTAAAGGGGTAGCTTGCGCATCGCATCCCTCGCGGCTTTTGTCACCGATATAGCACCAACCTTTTCTGCAGCTTTGTTTATATTTAGTCACCTACATAACGAGAACCGAAAGCACCTTTGCTATTTGGATTGTAGTAGGCGGAAATTGGAGCATTGAAAGAATCATAAGCACTTCTTCTTTCCGGTTGTGCCAAAGCTGCTTTCATAGCTTCTTTCTCAGCTTTTCTTGCTTCTTCATCAGCGACACGCTTCTTTTCATTAGTCCAAGCAAGTTTAAGGCAGTCACCGAAAGTCTGTACACCGTGAGTAAGTTGGTATAGCTTGAAAAACTTTCTGTATATCTCATGAGCCGTTTTCATAATCTTGTGTAAATCGTACTTTTTCATTGTCTTACTCCTTTTTAGGTATTACTATTTTTTGCTCAAACCAACACTTTTTAGTTACTTTGTCGTTGTTTGTTGTTCGACGTTGCAAATATATACAATATCACTATATTATCACTATATATAATAGATAAAATCTATTATATTAACAATATTTTATATATGAAAGAATTTAATATAGCAGAGTTTCGTAAGTCTAAAGGATTAAAGCAGAAAGATTTCGCCACTCTAATTGGGATTGCCCAACCATATCTATCCGAAATAGAATCAGGTAAAAGACCCGTATCTAAAGATGTATATAATAAGGTAAAAGCTACATATCCTAATGATGACTTCACTGAGTTCTTGTTATTAGTCCCTAAAAATGAATCTCCAATAACATTTAATGAAGCTGTCAATAATTTTAAAGAGGAACAATATCTTTCTATCATTGAATCTCAACAACGAACTATTGAAAGCCTTTCAAAAACCATCGAGACTCTATCGAAGCGATGATTATGCCTCAAAACGATGTCATAACCGATAATGATTTAGACTTTTTCCTCACTGTCATAAGCATGTTCTGTGAATATAACCACACCATGCACTATTCAGACCGTGTGTTCGCTGACATAACGGACAACCCCGACAGGACGAAACGGATTATCCTAAAACTGGCAGAGGAAGGATATATCAAGGCTGTACCCCATACGAATCTGCCATACAGGTTTACTATTGACATGACACCCAAAGGGATGGAATTTCAAAAAGAAGGCGGATATGCCTGCAAAAGGCGGAAAGACCGCAACAAGGATATCCTCACTTCCGTCAAGCAAGTCATTTATTACTTGGTCTCCGCTCTATTGGGTGCGCTGGCCAATCACCTATTTGCTGAATAAGTGCCCAATGATTGCACCAAGCATCGCAATTATTATGGTTAATGCTATGCGTATAGACTTATACTGTTCTTCATCCATATCTATTCCTGTTTTTAAAGTTAATACTATATGTTTTGCAACGTCAATAAATCAAAGAACTACTCCTTTTTAGGTATGTTGTTTTTTTGGTTATCTCAATCAAACTTCGCATCTTTGTCGTTGTTTGTTGTTCGATGTTGCAAAGATACTATATTGAGAATTAAAAACAACTATATTGATTATTATTTCATACCATATTTACTATTTTTAACCAATTTATACTACAATGAGTATAGCAGAGCGATTACAATATATTGTCGAAGAGTTATTTGACGGAAACAAAGCCGCCTTTGCACGTGCTATCGGAATAGCCCCTACAAGCATATCTAACTACTTAGGAAAGGACAGAGCTTCTAAGCCATCAAGTGATATACTTGAAAAAATAGTCAATTCAGTAGAAAAGGTTAATGCGTACTGGTTATTAACCGGAAAAGGAGAAGCATTCTCCCAAAATAATCAATATAGTACAAATGAATCATATATTGATTCAACCCATAATGTATCCGAGTATATAGAGTGCATCCAAAATCTTTCTGAAGCCAGTAAGAAAAATGCAGAAGCCAATATACTCAATGCAGAGGCTAACAATAGGAATAGCCAGAATTTAGAAAAACTAATTTTGTTAATCGAAAGAAAATAATACT